CCACCGCGTGATCGCTCTCCGCGATTCATGCTTCGTTTTTAAAGAGGACGGGATTTATAGGATCACCGGGGAACAGCGCGCGGACCTTCGGGTCAGTCTTTTTGACGGAACCACGTTGCTCAAAGGGCTCATGACAGCCGTCCCGTTTAACAATCGGATCACTTGTTTTACAGACCAAACCATCGTGGCCATTTCGGACAGCGGCGTGGCGATCATCTCGCGCCCCATCGAGTTCACCTTGTTTCGCCTGTCGTCCAACCAGTTCTCGAATTTCAAAAACGTGAGCGTTGGGATTCCATACGAGAGCGACAGAAAATACATTTTCTCGACGGTAACAAACACCACCGACGGCGCGGCTAACCAGCAGTTTATTTACAATTCTGTCACCAATTCCTGGACCCAGTGGGACTTGCCAATCGCGTGTGGGATTGTTTCAAACTTCGACAACAAACTCTATTTCGGCTCGTCCGATCCGACGGTGAAATATGTCTACCAGGAGCGCAAGGATTTTACATCCACCGATTACGCCGACGACGAGTTTGACATCACCATTGTCGGCTACGCGGATACAACCGTCCAGGTCGTGAGTTCAGCCCTCGCCGCGGTTGGCGATTCTCTCGTCCAGTTCGTCGGCCTCATCCCGAGCCGAGCGGCAGTCATCACATCGATTCCCGATCCCACTCACGTGATCGTTGCCGATCCGTTCACCTGGGCTCCTGGCGCGGCCAAGATTATGACGCCCATCACTGAAACCGTCCAGTGGCTCCCTGCCCATGGGGGCAATCCATCGATAGTCAAGAAGTTCACTGACGCCAAATTTGTCATCTCGAATGCGATCTTCCGACAGATGACTGGGATTTTTTCAACCGATTTGTCCCCCGACGATGAAGCTGTCACGCTCACACCGGCTATTGAGGGGCCTTGGGGTCAATTCCCGTGGGGGTCCGCCGCGTGGGGCGGCGACAACGTTAACCCGCAGAACGTGCGGACGCAGTTCCCGGCAGAGAAGGCCCAGGGGCATTGGGTGAACATGCGCCTGACCCATGCCCAGGCCTTGACCGCTTTTTCTCTCTTGGGCGTGGCGGTCTTTTACAAAGAAGTGAGCGAGCGGATGCGCTGATGTCAAAACTCCCTTCGGTCCGCCGGATTCTCAAAGAAGACTACCAGGACGCTCCGTCCTGGTTTGACCGACTGGCGATCACGCTAAATATGTTCATGGAGAACGTCTATGGGGCCCTCAATCGGAACCTCACCTTCCCCGACAACATCAGGAGCCAAAAAAAGACGTTCCGAATCACAGCGGGCGCGACGCCGGACCTCAACGTCTATAAGTTTGCACTCGAAAACACATGGCGTCCGGAAGGATTGATCCCGATGAAGGTGGCGCAGGTGGGCGGGACGTATACGCCGCTTTTGAGCGCGGTGACGATGAGTTGGCGCGCCAGAGACGACAATTCAGTTGTCATTGACGCGATCACCGGGCTCACCAACGGAGCGGTCTATGATTTCACGGTTCTGATAATTTAAGGAGATAATCATGGCCTTCGTACAAACCCTGTCGCCTGAAGAAGAAGAACAAAAGAAGCAAAAGATCAACGCGCCCGAACTGTCGGCGGCTGGCGGCGACATCACTGGGTCCACCGGGCCCAGTCTTCCTTCACCGCAAGTTTCTGGCCAAGGCGGGTTCACCGATGTCGGGGCCTACCTCGACGCCAACCGTGAACAGGCGTCCCAAATGGGCGACGTGGTCGCTGGAAACATTGGGACTGAAGGGCAAGGCCTCAAGTCAGGGATTGACACGGACAAGACCGGATTTGGAACGATGGTCCAGTCGGGTTCGGTGGCCTCAAATCAAGCATTGATAGACGAGATTTTGGCAGACCCGTCTGGTTTTCTTGGGAGCAACAATGCGGATAAACTTTCGGCGTTCCGCAAGATGAAAAACACGACCGGATACACGGGGCCGACAGGCATTTACGATCCTGATAAAGAGTTGGAGGTCAGGGGCAAGGTTGGGCAGTTTTCAGACAAGCTCTCCACGCTCGAACAGCCTGGCGGTGGGTATACAGACTATCTATACGGTGCGGGACAAAATCCGACGCTCGGGCAGGTTGAACTTGATTCTCTGCTCTTAAACCAAGACCCCACGGCGCGTGGAAAAATAGACACACAGGTCGGTCAGTTCAAAAACCTGAACGACTACCTCGACCAGGCCATTCAAGGGTCAATTACCGAAGCCGATGCCGCGCGGATCGGGACAAACGAGGCGATGGGTCAGGCGAGACAAGTGCGTGGGGCGAAAAGCGACTTATCGGGGACGTTGGACAGTCAACTTACAACCGCCCAAGGGATCAAAGACGACAAAATGGCAGCTATGGGGGCCTACCGACCGATCGTTGAAAAGATGGCTGCCTGGTTTAAAAACACAGACCCAAACAGTGGATCGTTCTTCTCGAATTTCGCCGGCGACTATCAAAACCTATTGAATGGGACAGCGGTCCCCGACGCGCAGTTGAACGACCTTTTCTTCCCTGGTCCGCTTTTCACCAATCCGTATTTTTCCGCCGATGACCCAACAAGGGCGGGAGTCGCTTCAAGGACTCAGGCGTCGAGATATGACGCTCTGAGCAAGATTCTCGAAGAACTCGATCCAAACTTCGACGTCGGAAAGGCGCAATCGTTCTTAAAGCCGTACCTGTTTGGTGGAAAGTTCAGACTCGGGCCGCCAGATTGGACGCCGGCGCCAAATACCACAATTGTGGCACAAGATTTGACGCCGTTACCGTGGTGGGACAAAGAACCAAAGTTTGGGCTCGTGTAAAACGAGGAGATGAATATGGGTCTTATTGGCAAAGACAACAGCGGAAAATATCTCAGGGAGGCCCTGGCGCGCATTCAAAACGTCTGGATGCCTTCGATTGAGGACATGCGGGCAAACCCTAAACTGGCACGCGCATTCTTCCAGGGGAAGACGAAGATGTCGGACATTAAACGGAACCCTGCGGCGCGGTCCGCCGCCATGAAAGCTCTCGCAGGGCTCCAACAGGTAGCCACGCAAGGCGGCCTAACTCCTATTGACCGTGCTCGCCTTGCCGAAGTCCAGGCTGGACAAGAGGCCTCAAATCGTGGGGCCCAAGAGGCCATCCTTGCCAACGCCGCCGAGCGCGGTGTGGCAGGTGGCGGTCTTGAAATGGCTCAACGCCTAATCGCCCAACAGGAAGGCGCGGGACGGGCGAACCGGGCGGGTCTCGATATCGCGTCGCAAGCCCAACAACGCGCCCTGGATGCTCTCGAAAGGTCGGGACTGGCCGGCGAACGGATGGGAGCCAGGGATTTCGCCGAACAGGCGCAACAAGCTGAGGCCCAAGACGCTATCGAACGGTTCAACACGGCGAATCAGCAGAACGTCGAAACCGGGAACGTGGGGACCACCAACGACTTCACCATCCGAAACAAAGACCTGTTCCAGCGTGACTTTGAAAACAAAATGCGCCAGGCGGAGGGCTCAGCTGGCGTTTATGGACGGATGGCCGACGCTGAAGCGGAGAAACGGAAAAGGAGATATGGGTACCTCAAAGACGCGGCGGGCCTAGGGCTCGGCGTTGCGACTCTCGGGAAACAAGCGGCGGCCCCTGCCGCCGCTGTGGTGTAATCATGAGACCTGAAATCGTTGACTTCGTGAGGCGATATCGACACGGGGCCGGCCCAACGGCCCACGCCTACGATCCGAACGACGACGAGAAAGACACGGATCGCGTCCAGAACGATGAAATTACCAAGCCGTTTCTGGGTGAAGGAGAGAGGCATGGCGGGAAGGAATTTTATGCCGATGTTGCGCCTGGTGTCAGTGAACACAAGGAAGGCGGCGTGGATTGGCTTGGGGCCCTCCAAGGGGCACTCGCCGGATTCTCCGGCGGCCCTGATGCCGTCCTCAGCCTCGCCAAGCAGAGGCAATCGGTAATCGACACTGAAGTGGACCGATTGATGAAGGCCAAAGAATTCGCTGCGGCTCAAAAAGATAAGACGATCCAGGCCGAACTTGAACGGCAGAACAAAAAAGAAATTGCCGAATCGTCAGCGCGCGCAACCGCCGAGGCGCGTGGGGAGGCCAGGCAGGACCGCCAGGCTATTCTTGAAGCGGCTCGGGTGGAACGGGAGACTACACGCGCATCGGCTGCAGCCGTAAAAGAAGCGGTACGCCAGGACAAACTGGTCCAAGACGAGACAGAATTGAACGTCCCTGGGTGGGATCGTTCAGCTGACGTGCGCCCGACCCCCGAGGAAGCGAAGCTGGCGCGGAAAGGGCTCGCTGATTTTGATTCGTTTTCGAAAGGGATCGAGCAACTCAAAGGGCTTATCAGAAGGTACGGATCGACGAATCTGATGGGAAAAGGGTCAAGCGAGGCGGGGTCTTTGGCCACCGGCCTGAAATTGACCCTAAAAAATATCGCACAGCTCGGCGTGATGAGTGAATCGGACGCCGAACTCCTCTCCCAGCAGGTCATCAACCCGAACGAGATGGCGTCGCTCAAAATCTCCACGCCTGGGGCTATCGAACAACTTGACAGCACTCTGGATCAGGCCAAGCAAAAGATGGAGGCTGGGATGGTGGCAAAGGGTTACAAACGGGCCGCCGGCGTGCTCTCCGCTCCTCCGCCCGCCGCCGGAAACACCGGGAAGGTGAAAGTGAGCAACGGGACGGAAACGTTTTGGATCGAGCCGGAGGACGAAGCGTCCGCGGTGAAAGACGGGTACGAGAGAATTTAATGGGTTGGCGAGACCGAGCAATCAAGGTTGACGAGGATGTGTCCACCGCGCCAGGCGGGTGGAAGACCCGCGTTGTGCCGGTAGAAGAAGGCCCGTCGGAAGGAGTATCCTTTGGTCTCGGGGCATCTGAGGGGGCGACGTTTGGGTTCGGGGACGAGGCCGCCGGATTGGCCAACGCTTTGGGGCTTGACCCGGCCCGGGGCGACTTTGCTGAAAATTTTGCTGCGCAGGGCGTAAAGTATTTGACCGGGAAGGAAAACCCGGTCGACAAGTATCGGGAGGCAAGAGATTTTGTCCGGGCTAAGATTGAGGCCGCCGAGCAAGCCAACCCAAAGACATTCATGGGTGGCCAGTTAACTGGGGGAACCGCTACGGCCCTGATCCCTGGCGTCGCTCCTGTCCGGGGGGCAAAACTTCTCCAATTGATGAAAATGGGGGCTTTGGCGGGTGGGGCGCAGGGATTGGGATCAAGCGAAGCCGATCTCACCAAGGGCGACGTCCTGGGGGCGTCTGAGGACACGGGAAAGGGTGCCTCCCTGGGCGCATTGACAGCGGGTGGGATTCATGGGGCCCAGAAGGTTGGGCGGTTCGCTCTGGACAAGGCCGGGCAGGTGGCGGAGCATCTGTCTGGGCTTCCGCACTGGCTGGCGCGGGTGGCACGGCGCGAGGGGCCGGCGGTGTTCAATTCGGAGGGGACCGAGCAATCAATCACTAATGCCGTAGACGACATCCAAAGCCAAATCACATCCTATCGAAAAGGCGCTGGAGTCGCGCTCGGGAAGGTAAAAAAATCGCTCGGGATTCAAGACACGTTGCGTGACCAGGCAGAGGACATCGCGAAGCGAGGAATTCATGACTGGGATCCCCAGGGAGTCGTCAGACAGGCCCTTGGCTTGATGGAAAACGTCAGGCCCAATGGGCGCGAAATCCTCAAGACGATGGTGGACACGCGCCAGGCGATTGACGATCTGGTTGATTTTTCGCGCAAAGGGATCAAACCAATCCCCGGGAAGACTGAGGCGGTCCTTAAAAATCTACGGGTCGCACTGAACAAAAAGATCGCCTCCGTGACCGAACAACCGATGAAGATGAGCCGTTCGGTTTCGGGAATCCCCACCGTGGAAGTCCCGGCGGGCCCAGTGAGAAAAATCGGACAGGAATTGAGGATGGCGGAAGGAAATTTCGCAAAGGCCGCCGACACATTCGACACACTTCAGCCACGCCTGGACACCTCGCAGAAGGTAATTTCAACGGTCAAGAACGACCTCCAAGGGGGGCTCCGTTCAATCAACCCCGACCTGGAAGCTCTGGGGAACGTCCCTGGCGGTCCTGAGGCGTTCAACACAGCGCGGAACGAAGTCGCCCGATTCCTATTCAAAACCACCGACGGCAGCGGCGGGGGGACTTTAACCCTCCTGGCCAAGACCCTCGGCTTGACGCCTGACCGCGCCGGGCGGTTCCTGGCGGCGTCTGGGAAGGGGCTGGACGACTTCATCGCCGCCCACCCCAAAGCCATCCAGTATTTTCAAACCCTGGCACAAACGGCAGGGCGTGGAGGGCAATCGTTGGCGGTGGCGAACTTCGTCCTCCAACAACGCGAGCCAGAGTATCAGCAGATGGTGAACGATTTAACCGAAGGAGGACAATGACATGAGACCAGACCCGCTATTCATCAACGAACGCACCCTCGTCGCCGACGGGGCTAGATCGACAATCAAAAACGAGGTGGGAGCAAAGTTTTTCACCATCCAGGTAAAAGGCGTCGGAGCTGGGGCGACGGCTTGGACCGCGACGATTGAAGGGTCTAACAATGAGGTCGACTGGTCGTCCATCGTGGCACATGGAACGGCTGATCTGGACGCCACGCTCAAGAACTCGGGCGCGACGCCTTGGGCTCCGAAATTCGTCCGGATCAACCTCACCGGCCTGACCTTGGCCCCCGCCACAGCCCTCGGCGTGTTCGTCAACGGTCTTCCATGAGGATCGACCGTGTGGTCCGGATGATCGAGGACGAACTTCAGCCGGTCATTGACACGAAATCAAACCAGACGATCCAACTCATGCATGAAGTGAATACGCTGAGGGACACCCTGAACGACAGGATCAAGAAAGCGAGGAACTTGGAGATCTTGAGATTCAAAAAAGCTGAGCTGGACGAAACATTGGCGAATTACGATCCCGCCGTTCTCGCGGTGTTCGCCGCCGAGGCCTTGCTCACGATCCCGGAGCCAGCTCCGATCCTGGACCCCGAACCCGGTGTCCCCTGAGAGATGGATGGGGCTCGAAGAAACGATCATCTCCGAATTGGCGTGGCTGAAAAGCCAGGTCACAGAATTGCTCGCATGGAACGCTCAGAGAGAGAAAGTCGAAGCCGAACTTCATCAGGTCCGAGTCGGCATGCTCGGAAGTATCCAGTCGGACATCAAAGCTCAAGGTCAGCAGATTTTCGAGATCGCCGGAGCCAAGATTGTCGCGCACCAAGCGGCGCGCGACATCGATGAGCACAAGCGGGACCACAAGTGGTGGTTCGGAACGGTCGTCACATTGACGACTATGGCGGCGGGAGGGGCGATGTTCCTGGTAAAAAATGCAGGACGCTTGGCTACGTTTTTTTCTACTATTGGGACGCCGCCGCCTTCCACCCCTTGAGTGGACAAGTGCCAGGATTGCGGCGCGCCGTTTGTGATCTGCGAAGGGCACCCGCGTCCGACGTGCCGGTGCCAGGAGGATCGTGAAATATGGTCGGCGCAGAACTAAAAAAGACACACCTCGTCATCCACCACTCGGCGTCCGCCGACCACCCAGCCCACCTTAATTTTCAAGCCATCCGAGACTACCACGTAAACGTCAACGGATGGCGGGACATTGGCTATAATTTCGTCATCGACAGAATCAACGGGCGCGTCGAGACGTTGGTGGGCCGGGTGCTGACCGACATGGGAGCCCACACGCGGGAGATGCACTTGAACAACGTGGGGATCGGGATTTGCTTGATCGGCGACTGCGACAAGGCGGCTCCGCAGGAAGACGCTCTTTCCATCCTGGGCAATCTCTGCCGTTCCTTGATGACCCAATTCGACATTCAACCTGAGTGCGTCATCGGGCACCGGGAAGCCCAGGCCGACGGCGGCGTCCCGATTGCCGAGCGGAAGACTTGTCCTGGGACCATGTTCGACATGTACGCCTTCAGGACAAGGCTAAAAAACTGATGCGCTGGCCGCCCAGGATCATCGACGTTCTCCTATTTAACGATTCCCGAAAAGCCGGGATCGGTCTTTGGGTTTTCTACACCGCCACGGCTCTCCTGATCGCTAAATTGATCCTGGCTTCCGATTGGATTTGGGCAACCACCTCCGCCATTGCCGTCGTCGGCGGCGGGACCATCGCAGACAAATTTCTTGAATCTCGTAAACCTCCTAAACCTCCCGTCGATTAGCTGGCGTCGCGTCCTCGCCATTACCGGGCTCGGTATCCTCGCCGCCCTCCTCATCCAGGTCCGCCTCCAAGGCATTGCTCTCGAACGCGAACGCCTCGTCTACCTTCACCCTCGTGTCGAGCAACGAATTAAGGTCGTCCGGGTGGTTGGCCGGGTGAGGATTGTCACGCGGGTGATCGAAACAGAGGGTCGGAAGGAAACGGTAACGGAGGAAACGAGGGCCCCTGTGGTCGAGAGCACCGAGGCGGCACGTGTGGAGGCTCCAGCGTTCCCGCCGGCGCGCCCGCCCAGGTGGGTGGCGGGGGCAAGCCTTTTGAATTTCAAGCCAGGCGACAGATCGGGGTGGACGGCGTGGGGCGGCGTGTCGTTGGCGGGACGCCTCGACCTTTGCCTGGGCATTACCGTGTCTCTCCGTCCCGGCGCGATGGTCCTGGTCCGCTTCTAATGCTTGGGCACTACCGGTCCTCCCCGCCGGCGCGGTCCTCCCCGCCAGCGCGATGGCCTATGCCTTTACTTTTCTCATATAATACTGTATAATAATATCGCAGGAAGAAGGTAGTAGCCAGATCGGCTCTACCAAAAGGAGGCGCGCCAAATGGTCGCCACGAGAAATACGGTCACGCTCACCCTCAACCCGACGCAGTTCCTCGCCTCGGTCAAACACCTCTCCCCCAACCTCAAGAAAGTTGCCCAAGCCGCCGAAGCGCGCGGCTACGATATTCGCGTCGAGTTCCTTCACCTCCCCGCCCCCGAGCACTACATTGCCCTTTCAGTCATGCCTTGTGTGCGATTGGAGGCCCACCATGCTTGAATCCATCCCCGGCTACGACGCCTGGAAAACCGCGTCGCCCTACACCATCGAGATCGACCCCAAGCCCATCGACCTCTGCTCGTGCGGGCACAACTACCGACCCCACACCGGGCCCTTCACCAACAAATACGGCGTCACCTGCACCGTGGCGGGCGGGCATTGTTTCGGCGAGGATTGCGGGTGCATGGAGTTTGAGCCCGCGGAGCTTGAACCTTTTGAAGATGACTACGACCGCAAGGAGGAGTGTATTTGAGCGAAGAAAAAGACATCCCGGGGCTGAGCTACTTCGACCGGATGATGGGGACCATCCACGAACTGCCAGACAGGAGATTCAGCCGGGCTTCATGAAGAAATCGTGAGGGCGGCGGGGCAACCCGCTGTAAACGACATCCTGGTCCCAAGTCCAGGAAATCGAAAGGCCCCCGATGGGGCACCCGGAACGGGAGCGATACCCCGGACCGCGAAAAGGAGCAACAAAATGAAATCAGGCATGACACTCGTCGAACTGGCGGAGGAAATTCAACGCCAACAGGCCACCAAGCGGGACTTCATCGCCCCGTCGAAGGAGTTGGTGATGGAGCCGTTAAACTGTCAACTCAGGATCAACGGGCATGGGTGTTTCCCCATGACGACCATCGCGGAGGAGCAGATTGCTTCCCGGATTGGAATCCCGCAGAAATACTACGACCGCATGAAGGTGTCGTCCTACAAACTGCTCGCGGAGAACGTGAACCACTGGTTCGGGGAGGACAACGACAAGCGGTTGATCCGCACCCTTGACGGCACGGCCCGGGCGTTCCTGTCCGACCGTTACCGCCCCCTGGACCATATGGACATGGCGGAGGCGGTCATGCCGCTCATCGCCAAGCCTGGGTTCACGGTCGAGAGTGCTGAACTCACCCAAAAACGCCTCTACATCAAAGTCGTCACGAGCCGGATCACGGCGGAGATCGGCGTGGGGGACGTGGTTCAGGCGGGCATCGTCATCTCGAATTCGGAGGTGGGGATGGGATCGGTGAAGGTGGAGCCGTTGGTCTATCGCCTGGTGTGCCGAAACGGGGCGATCATCAACGACCTGGCCATGCGCCAGGCCCACATCGGGCGGAGCACCGGGAACGGGGATATCGCGGAGCAGTTCTTCCGTGACGACACCCGCCAGGCGGACGACAAGGCGTTCTGGATGAAAATTAGGGACGTGGTTGAGGGGACGTTCTCGGAAGTCGTGTTCGGGCGGATCGTCAAGAAAATGAAGGACGCCGCCGCCCGGATCATCGACGCCGAGGTGGTGAAGGTGGTGGAGGTGGTGAAGCGGGAACACGCCCTCACGGCAGACGTGGGCGGCGGCGTCCTCAACTACCTCATCAAGGGCGGGGACTTCAGCCAATACGGCCTCGGCAACGCCATCACGCGAGTTAGCCAGGACGTTCACGACTACGACCAGGCCACGGAACTTGAACGCCTCGGGGGGGACGTTTGCTCCCAAGACGGCGGGTGGTGGAAGGGTCTGATGGACGCGGCGCGAGACAACCGCAACTAAGGTGACGGGCCGGTCAGACCACCGACCGGTTAAACCACAGCCATCGTCCGAAGTCGATGGGGGGGGGAAAGGAGGACGCAAGTGCCAAATAATGTGACCAACCACGTCGGCATTTTCGGACGGTTGGAAGACCTGAAGCGGATCAAGAAGTGGATCGACGGCGGGAAAGAACAGCGGGTGGACTTCAAAAAGATCAAGCCCATGCCGAAGTCCATCCGTTCGCTCGACTGGCACTCTTGGTCGTGTAAAAATTGGGGGACCAAATGGAACGCCCACGAAATCACGGTTTACCAGCTCAAGCCCGACAGCCGTCGGTTGGTGCTTGAGTTCAACACCGCTTGGAACCCACCCACGCCGATCTTCAAAGAGATCGTCAGGAAGTTCCCTGCGGTGTCCATTGACGTGGCCGTGAGCGGAGACGTGGACGATCCGTTCTCTTTCCGCGTCGAACCAGATGGGGCGGCAGTATGAACGGCCCCGACCAACAACGGGAGGCGTCTCTCTCGGAAATCAAGATCAAGACGATCAGCAACGGTTGGATTCTTAAAACCATCGCCGGGTGGGAGGCGTTTACCGACATCGGTGTCATGCTCGAAGCCATCCGGGCAGAGGCGACGAGGTTGGGGGCGCAGGTGAGGGTGGAGAGAAAAAGGGCGGTGCGGGTGGAGGAAGCCGCGCTGGTAAAAAAACTCAACACCGAGAAATGATATAATACCGTATCACAAACCAGGAGGAAACATGAACGCAATAGCAAAAGCAGAAACACCGAACGCCGCCGCTCCCGCGTCCGACCTCATCAACCTCGACGCTCAAACCCTTGAGGCGTTGGTGATGTCGGGGGACATGGCGAGGTTGACGCCTGTGCAGAAGGTGCTTTATTACAAAGCCAGGTGCCAGGCGGCGGGGTTGGACCCGAGGACCGCGCCGTTCCAGTATATGACGCTCCAAGGGAAAACGACCCTCTACGCCACGAAGGTGGCCACCGACCAACTGGCGGCCAACCACAAAATCAAAACTGAAGTCTTAAGCCAGGTGACCGAAAGCGATCTCCGGATCGTGATGGTCCGGGCGGTGACGGGCGACGGGCGGGCGACGGATGAGATGGGGGCGGTCCCGATCTTGAACCTCAAAGGGAACGACCTCGCCAACTCCTACATGAAGGCGATCACGAAAGCTAAACGGCGAGCCGTCCTGTCGTTGTGCGGGCTTGGGATGATGGACGAAACGGAGATCGAAACCGTGGCCGGCGCGAGGCGGTTAACGGAAGCCCCGATGCCGACGGCGGTTAGCCCGGCGGAACCTCCGGCCCCTGAACCGCTGAACGATGCTCACGAAGACGAACCCAGCGTGTCTGAAAAAGTGTTCTCGCGGGTGATCGCTGAAAAAGATCCCGGGACGGGGAAGGTGACGTACACGGCTTTCCCAGTCAACGGCTATGGCCTTCAGACTACCGACCGGGCCCTGGCGGTCAAAATCAAGAACGCTATCGAAGCCAAAAACGCCGTCCGCGTTTCGGTCATGGGGATCAGGGAACTGGTGGCGGTGGAGAACCTTGACACTGCCTTGGCGTAAGCCCTGGCCCTTACTGACCTTCGATCCTGTCCACCACGATTACCGGGTGGGCAGGGACGGGAGGTTGGTGCCGTCCGTGACCCAGGTGCTTGATCGCGCCGGCCTCGGCGTCCGCCTGGATTTACCGACCATGCAAGCGGCCATGAGCCGTGGCCGGGCGGTCCACCTGGCGACACAGTTTCTCGATGAGGGGCGTCTGGACCGCGAGAGCGTTGATTCGTCTTGGGCTGGCTACCTGGCGGCCTACGAAAAATTCAAGTCCGAAGCCAACCCCACCATCCTCCTCATCGAACAACCCTTCCACCACGACGAGCTTGGCTATGCGGGGACGATTGACCGCGTGGTGGCCTTCCCGCACAACACCGCAGGGCCCCTCGACATCAAAACCGGGTCGGTGCCAAAAACCACCGCCGCCCAACTGGCCGGCTATGGGATGGGCCTTGAGTCGGCTCTTGGGCACGAAGATTTCAAGCCGATAAAGGAAGCGATGGAAGGCTATGCCCGCGCGCGTTGGTCCCTGCTCCTCCGGGCGAACGGAACCTACTGCCTGAGCAGGCACGCCGGCGGGGAAGCCCTTTGGATGGCCGCTTTGACGATTGCACGATTCAAGGAGGAAAACGATGACTGAACTGAGCGCACAACTCGATGACACCGCCCAGGCCGAGACGTTGGCTTTGACGGTGGTGGAGAGGGCGGGGGCGTTGACCGTGACCGACGCCAGGACCTACAACGAAGCCGGGACGATCCTGGTGTCGATCAAAGACGCCATGAAGCGGATCACTGCCTATTGGGATGATCCCGTCAAAAAGGCCAGGGCGGTTTGGGAGGAACTCACCAAAAAGCGCGGGGATATGTTAAAGCCGATGGAGGCCGCCGAATCCACGCTCAAGCGCGACATGGCGGCTTTCCACGACAAGTTGGAGCAGCTTAAGGCCGATCGGGAGCTGGCGATCCGGGAGACCCTCGAAGCCCAGGCAAAAAAAGACCGGGAAGCCCTGGCCGCGGAAAACGAGTTCCTCGGGAACGGGAAAGAGGCCGAAGCGATCCGACAAACCCCTGTCTACGTCCCACCGGTGGAACTGCCGAAGGTTCAGGAAGTTGATCGGATCAAATACCGGGAGGACTGGAAGGCTGAAGTTATCGACCCGCTGGCGGTCCCCAGGGAGTATCTGGTGATCGACGAAAAAAAGCTCGCGGCGGTGGCCAGGGCGTTAAAAGCAGACGCGAAGGTGCCTGGCGTTCGGTTCTTCCCGCAAAAGATCGTTGTGGCGGGGCGATGAGCGCGTGCCGGGGGTGCGGGAAGGAGATCGTGTGGGCAGGGACAAAGGACGGGAAGAAAATCCCGCTTGACCCGAGGCCTCCCGTCTTCCGCGTCTATCCGTTCATCCAAGGAGGACAGGCGGAGGCGGAAAGGGTGGGGGACAATTTCATGGTTTCCCATTTCGCCACATGCCCCCAGGCGAACAAGTTTTCCGCTTCGAATAAAAAGTGAACCGCTGAGGTGACTTGTGGATGAAAGATGGTGTGGTGGCGTGGTGATTCTCCATGGGCATGGATCAAACAAAAAGGCATCAATCTTGAAGGTGATTTGGTGCTTGGCATGAGCTACACCTATTACAGATATTACAGAGCCCTAGAGGAGAAGCGTCGTCGGACCCATCTAGCGACAATCCTGGCAAAAGCCACGCAAATCGCATCCTCCGCGCAACCGATGGTATTGCAGATGGAACTCCCTCTCTTAAATGGTGATCTCAAAAAGGCGGACTACAAGAGCGCGGCAGCGGGTGAGTATTTGGAGGACTGGGACGGCTACGAGCAACAGTCTGAGGCTAAGCTCTGACGGGGCGCGCCGCCCCGGCGCGGTCCTCCCCGCCGGCGCGGTCCTCCCCCAGGGCCCCAGTGCCATGAGCTTCCACACGAACGCTTCGTAGAGGGCTTTAAAGAACTGGGAGTGGAAACTGTTTTAAGAAAAAGCTGGCTTTTTGGATTCTGAGAAACTATAATCCAATCATGAATCAAGGGGCGCAAATTCTGCTATACTATTTCCGCACGCCAAAACCAGGCCCCTGGGATTCATCGTGCATTCGGTCCACGCCCCGCAAGGGATGTGGGCCGTCTTATTTTGGGGCGTCCAAGACGCTTCGCGCCGCCCGGGTAGAACCCTGAGCCGCCCCACAAACCGCCCACCACGACCAAGCACGTCCACAAGGCTCATCTCCTTGGTCAAATGCGCCATGGTTGGACAATCCATGTCCGCGGTGGGCTTCGTTTTGTAGGAATCGAGAGGAGAGTTTTTCAGGGGAGCGTCGGGCCCGAAATGCCCCAAGGCATAACCTGATAGGCGGATTCAAACCCGCCGAAATTTTGGCTCCTCAAGCGGGGAACATCACCATAACCCCGGCGCGCCCTTCCAGTGGGTCCGTTGACCGTAGGAGACGGTCTGGTTGTTGATTTTTTTTTGAGGCGTTCCCTCAAAATAACCTGAGGTCTGTACGACCGAGAAAAAGAAAATTTCTTTTCGGGCTTACAATGGCAAAATCAGCCGCCCCCGCCGAGCGGGGGGCGGGCGGCTGATTTGCTTCGATGACTCGGAGGAAGAAATGGACTTAAGAGACATCGCTTGTATGGCGTGGCTAATCTTAAACATCATCGGGGGGTGGACTATGCTTTTTTTCCTCCTTGGCTTGACGCTGAAAAAATGATACGGTAGGATAATTATATGAGATTGTCTTGGGTCAGGTCCATCCACGCGCTCCTTTGTTTTTTTGGATGGCACTCAGTCGTGATCTCGGAGCTGCGGTCTGGCGTGAAGCCGTTTGTTTGTTGCACGCAGACATTCTATTTTTGTTCACGTTGTTTGAAAGTCTTGGAGGTCCGCAGTGGCGGTTAAAATCAACAAGGGCCGGCTCAGTATGACGGTTTATTTGGAGCCGGCGACGTACGCGGAGATCAAGGCGCACGCTACGCGGATGATGCCTGAAATCAGTTCGTGGGAAGCCCCATTTCTTCGGAACATCCTTAAGGGGTGGTTGCGACAAGTGCAGGGGACGTCACGCTCGTTAACGATGGGGCGCGTGGAGAGTATCAACTGGCAAAAAAGACATACCGTTCCATCTACGAAGCGGGCAGGGAATGGTTCAACAGGCAGGCGAGGTCCTCCCAGTGAACAAAATGCGCCTCTTGCCCATCCCGGTTGAAAAACTCTCCCCCGCTCCCTACAACCCCCGCAAAGCCATCGCGCCGTGCGACGTTGAATACGAAAAGCTGAAACTGTCCATGGCGACGCTCAGGCTGGATCCCTAGAGCTTGCGCGCGTTTTATGAAAGACCGAGAGCACCAAATCGCCGTCGCCTTCTTGAACTGGTGGGCCTACCAGGCCAAAACGAGGAGTCTCGATCACCGCCTCCTTTTTGCCATCCCGAACGGGGGGCACCGTGCCATCTCGGTCGCACGGAAGCTGAAAGCCGAAGGGGTCCGCGCTGGGATTCCAGATTACTTCCTGGCGGTCCCCACCGGCGGCTTCTCTGGCCTGTTCATTGAACTGAAAAGCGAAACCGGCTACGCCAGCGACGCCCAACAAGAGATGCTCAACCTGTTCCTGGCCCAGGGGTTCAAGGTCGCACTGGTCAAGGGGATCATCGAAGCCATGGAGGTCGTTGTGTCTTATCTTGGAGATCCCGGCACTCCTGGGCAGCCTATGTCGAAATCACCAAGACGAAGCCCCAATCTTCGGCGATATCCGAACATTCATCAGTGAAGGGTTCGCCGAAAGCTATCAGGGGATGGTTGATGTCCTTACGGCTGGATTCCCGTGCACCGACTTTTCAATCGCCAACAACAATAGGCAAAATGGGGTCGGAGATAAAAACTTGTGGCCCGAAACATTTAAGGCGATTTGCAAGGTTAGACCGAGGCACATCCTGTTGGAAAACGTCCCAAATCTCCTTGCTGTCCCGTACGGAAGAAGAGTACTCCGGGACTTGGCAAACTCCTTTCCTGATATCCGAGGGATCGTCATTCCATATTCAATTTTGGGGGGGAATATTAAAAGAAAAAGGGTATGGATTACTGCCAGCTCCACAAGCGTCGGACGGGATGCGCTTGATGTTTTCTGTAGAGAACTTGAAGAACGCACGACGCAAGCACGAAGAAAAAGGGAGCCATTTGGGATCATATCTCGCCGAGACATTGGCGGTAGATTATGGGGTTTCCCAGACGCCGACGCTGAGCGAGGTTTTGATGGGATGGCCGATTGGGTGGAGCGACTTAAAGCCATTGGCAACGGACAAGTTCCAGTCGTGGCTTCGACAGCATGGCTAATCTTAAACAGCAACCCGAATTGAAAGACCAAGTGGTCGGCGGCCTCCATCCATCGGGGTACAACCCGCGAACCATTACCCCGGAGGGCCTGGAAAGCCTCGCCGCATCACTTCGTGAGTTCGGAGACCTATCGGGCATCGTGCGCAACACGCGCACCGACCGCCTAGTAGGTGGTCACCAACGCGTCAAGGTTCTTGACCCAGAGTGGATCATCAAAAAAGAGCCAACCAAAGACCCCAGAGGGACGGTCGCTTTGGGCTATGTCGTTACCCCATGGGGGTCCTTCTCATACCGCGAGGTAAACTGGCCGGAAGACAAGGAAATCGCGGCGAACATCAGCGCGAACAAGGCCCGCTCAGACTGGAACACGGAAGCCCTTGCACCCCTCCTCCTCCATATCGATCAGGGGGCCTTCGACCTCTCCCTGGTGGGGTTCACGGAGAAAGACCTCAAGCAGATCGTGGATATCCCAGGACGCATCAAAGACCGGGAAGACAAAGCCCCGCCGATCCCAAAGAACCCTATCACGAAGCTAGGAGACATCTGGAAGCTCGGACGCCACCGCATCTTATGCGGGGACTCAACGGACGCGAAGACCGCTAAGAAGGCTTTCGGTGATAAGCAGGCCGTCATGATGCTGACAGACCCACCCTATGGTGTGAACTACACGGGGGGAACCATGAGCTCTCTCAAGATCAAGAACGACACCAGGAGCGGGCCGGCTCTGGACGCCCTCCTGGCAGCCGTCTTCGCCACGTCGGACGCCCTCCTGGCCGCCGGCTCGCCCATCTATGTGTTCCACCCGTCCGGCGGCTTCGTCGCGAACTTCATCTTCGCATTCACCAAGGCGGGCTGGCGAATCCACAATGGTCTGGTATGGGTCAAGGATTCGATGGTCATCGGACACTCAGACTACCACTACAAGCACGAGCCGATCCTCTTCGGCTACAAGGCCGGTGAAGGTCGTATCGGGCGCGGGTGGAAAGGTTGGTATGGGGACAACTCCCAGGGCAGCGTCTTTGAGGTCCCTCGCCCGAAGTTCTCTCCAGACCACCCAACCATGAAGCCCACGGAGCTCATCGAGATCATGGTGAAGAACAGCGCACCAACGGACGGTGTCGTCCTGGACCCATTCCTCGGGTCCGGCTCAACGCTCATCGCCTGCCAGAACACTATGCGGATCTGCTACGGGATCGAGATTGACCCGAGATTCTGTGACGTTGCTGTTGAGCGCTGGGAGACGATGACTGGTGAAAAAGCGAAAAGATGAGCCGTATGACATTACTGCATAGAATGGGTCGGCTGCCTCTATTTCATGACACTCAGCGCACGTAAGGGCCCCACCAAGGGCGTTCCAACCAAGGGACGCCTCAAGCCAGAGTTGATCGAGGCCTTTAAGGCCCTCGGCACCTACTCTGCGGCGTGTGAAAGGGTTGGGATCAGTTTCCAGACCATGAACGAGTGGCGGAAGGCAGACCCAGCGTTCAAGGCTGCCCTCGATTCGGCGGACGAGCAGTTCGGCGAACGGATCGAGCGTGTGGCTTTGGAAGAGGCGGTCATCGGGAAGATCGTCCCGGTTTACTTTGAAGGGAAGAAGGTGGATGAGTATCGGGAGCGGGATTCAAAAGTGCTCCTTGAAATCCTGAAGGTTCGGAACCTGAAATACCGCACGGCCAGCCGGATGCAGAATTTTAACTTGAAAGTTCTCGCGATCATGGATTCGCTGACTTCAGGGTTTGCTGATATGCTGACCGAGCGGATCAAGCCGACCTGCCCGCACTGTCGGAAAGCCCTCGACACTAGGGCGGATGTTTTGTCTGGTCTTCAAGACCTAGCCCAACACTTTGCGTCGTCCGAAGTGATCGACGCTACAATGGAGGCAACACATGGAACTCTTCCCGTCCAAAACAAAAAAAGCTAAAAATACCGCGTGCCCTGTCTCGGGCCCCGGGGAAGTGACCTTAGCCGTGGCTCTGGTGAAGAAAAACGGACGCCTGTGGGTGATGAGGCGAATAGAAATCGTTGATGGGATCGTTGTTTCGTTCAAAGACACTGTGGACGATTCTAAAGACGTCTGCATGTGGCAGGCGGAGGAGGCCCTGCTTGACGCGACTGTCTAATAACGCTCTCCACGTTGTCGCCTGGGCCCTCTGCGTGCGCCTCCTGTGGGCCCCAGGTCCTTCCCTGGCCATCGCCATGGTCCTGGTCCTCGCCATGGCCTACGCCCGCCCGATCCTCCCACGCGGCATCACCGAAAAGGAGCTTGACGACATCAAAAAGACCGTAGCCGCCCTGACCTTGACCGTTGACTCCATGCGCCTCAAGCTCGGGATCAGCCAGGCCAAACGTGGGGAAGGGTAGCCCCGCCCGCCTCCCTTTCAAAGCCGTCGCCAGGCCCAACCAGGCAATCCTTCATGGGATTCAACTTGCCATCGACAAGTTGAAGGCGGAGGAAGGGTCGGCGGTCGAGATCAGAGAGCGGTGGCGGCGCGGGAACCTCACTTACAAACTCCGCCCGGTCCAGCTCCTCATGTACCGGAGCATTCAGGCCGCCACATCTCTCAAATACGTCGTCAACTCCGCCCGGCGTCTCGGGAAGTCTTACCTGGCGTGCTTGATCGCGATTGAGGAAGCCCTTAAGGGCCCCAACCGGGTCATCCGTCTCGGTGCCCCAACCCAAAAGGCCATGCGGAACATTACCCGCCCATTGATCCGCGATATCATTCAGGACGCCCCGAACGACATCCGCCCCGTGTGGGACACAATTGACGGGTGCTACCGATTCAAACACAACGGCTCCGAGTGCCACGTCTCTGGGTGTAACGCCGGGCACGCTGAAAGCCTCCGGGGGAACATCGCCCATCGAATTATCCTTGACGAATCTGGTTCCATCGACGACCTGAAATATGTCGTCAACGACATCCTCCTTCCCCAACTCCTCACCACCGGTGGCCACCTTCTGATGTGTTCAACTCCACCGCGGACGCCGGCGCACGATTTTACCGAGATGGCACAGGCCGCCCAGTCGTCAGGGAACTACTGCGAATTCAATATCCACCAGTCCGGCTACGAGACGTTGCTGGTCAAAATGTTTCAAGACGAAGCCGGCGGGGAAAACTCGACAACTTGGAAACGCGAATACCTCTGTCAGTTCGTCGTTGACGAAAACTACGCCGTGATCCCCGAGTGGCGCGACAGTTACATTCAAGAGGCTCCGCACGACCAATTTTTCGAGTTCTATCACAAATACAACATGATGGATTTGGGCGTCCGCGACTTCAACGTAAACCTCCTCGCCTACTACGATTTCAAACGCGCCACGCTTTTCATCGAGGACGAGATCGTAATGAACGGCCCGGCGATGACGACGGCAAAGGTGGCGGAGGAAAACAAAAAGGCCGAGGAACGCCTTTGGGGCCCAAAAGCCAACGTCTACGTCCGCGTGGCCGACAGCGACAATCCACTCATGCTCCAAGACATGGGGGCCCTCCACGGGATCGTCTTTCGCCCCACCACAAAAGACAACCTCGAAGCGATGGTCAACCACCTCCGTCTCCTCGTTGCCGCCGGGCGGGTGATGGTTCATCCACGGTGCAAGCACGTGATCGGGTGCCTGAAGTTTGGAATTTGGCGTGAGAATCGAAAAGAATTCGACAGATCCTCAGTCTACGGCCATTTCGACGGCCTCGCAGCCTTGATTTACGGGGCACGCGCCCTCGATCAAATCACCAACCCAATCCCACCCAGCCTCCACGTGAGAGAATCCACGCACTTCATCCCCGACCAGAAAAAGAGCCATGAGATGATCCAGTTGAAAAAGATTTTGGGACGCCGACATTGACAAATCGGTGTTTTGGGGTGTAGACTTCCTGCGATGCCAAGCCTGACTCTGTATCCTCCTACGAAATCCAACGCGGCCCCCATGCCCCACCCCATCCCAGTCCACGAGAATCTCGCGCCATATTTTGCCAGGAAACCAAGGAACGAAATTGCCAAGCAGGTCCAAGACAAAATCGACGATTACGTGAAGTGGCTGAAAGAGACGGGACGCCTTTACCTCTACCGTCGGAGTTTCGAGTATTATTATCGGGGGATTATCAAGGGCGGACGCCTTTGGGCGTCGGGGCTCCAAGACGAATTTCTCAACGTCTCGGTCAACCATTTCCGGAACATCCTCCTCCACATCCTTTCCGGGGCCGCCAACCAACGCCCCACCTTCAACCCAGTTGCCACCAACACCGACTACAAAAGCCAGGCCCAAACCAAAATCTCACGCGGTGTGCTCGATTATTACAACCGGGAGAAGAAGGTCGAAGTCTTTTTGAAAAAGGCGGGCGAGATCGGACTGATCTTTGGCCAGGCCTACATCATCCTCGGGTGGGACACCGCGCTCGGAAACGATTACGCGGTGGGTCTGAATGGAGCGAAGATCAAAGAAGGCGACATCACAATTTCTGTCCACGGCCCCCTCTCCCTCGCCTACGACTACGCTTTGGAAGACGCTGGTCAAAGCGACTGGCACATCGCCCGCGCCCTCAAAAACAAATACTCCATGGCCGCCAAGTACCCCCAGTACGCCGACAAGATCATCGCCCAACGCCTCGACGCCAACGACATCATCGACCGTTCCACCATCGGCAACTTCGCCAGCTATGGCGACCTGATTTACGTGGACACGCTTGTTCACCGAAAGACCCCGGTGGTTCCTGAAGGGCGGATCGTAGAGTGCATTGGGTCCGACATCGTGACTATCGACTCTCCACTCCCGTATGACGGCATGCCCGTCTATCGCCTCGCCCCCGAAGACGTTTCCGGCTCAACCTCCGGCTACTCCATCGCCTTCGACCTCCTCCCGATCCAAGAGATCGTCGACAAACTTTATTCCACCATCCTCACCAACCAAGGCAATTTCGGCGTCCAAAACATCTGGACCCAACCGGGCGGCGGGATTTCCGTCACCGACCTCGGCGGCGGACTCAACAGCATTTCATCCCCGACCAAGCCCGAAGTCCTCCAACTTCTCTCAACGCCACAAGAGATATTCGCTTTCTTGGAAAAGGTCGAGAAGGTCATGGAGATCATTTCTGGCGTCAACTCCGTTTCGCGCGGCAACCCCGATTCGAGTTTGAAGTCCGGCTCAGCCCTCGCCCTCGTTGCCTCCCAAGCCATCCAGTTTAATTCGAATTTCCAGCAATCCTACAACCGCCTCCTCGAAGACGTTGGAACCGGGATCATCAAAATCCTCGCCTCCTTCGCCAAGACCAAGCGCATGATCGCCATTTCAGGGAAATCCAACGCGGGCTACATGCAAGAATTTTCCTCCGCCGACCTCACCAACATCTCCCGCGTCCAAGTCGAAATGGGCAACCCTCTTTCTCGCACCACCGCCGGGAAATTGCAGATCGCTGAATCACTCCTCGGGCAAGGGCTCCTCAAGACTCCCCAGGAATACATCCAAGTCCTCATGACGGGGAACCTTGAGCCGTTGGTGGAAGGCGATCAGTCTCAACTACTTCTGATCCGTTCCGAGAACGAAGAACTGTCTAAGGGGGAGCCCGTCCCAGCTCTCATCACCGACTCCCACAAACTCCACATCATCGAACACGGCGTCGTCCTTTCTTCCCCGGCTTCACGCGCCAACCCCATGATCGTCAACGCCGCCTTGACCCACATCCAGGATCACATTAACTTAATGCGGACCTCCGACCCTGCCATCCTTATGCTGAACGGCGAACAGCCGATCCCGCCGGCCATCCCAGGCTTGCCACCTCTCACTTCAACCGCGGACGGTGGCGCGCCTGGCGGTCCGGCGGCCCATATCACCACGGCCCTCGACAACGCCGGCCCGACTTTAGAAAAAGCGGCAGAAGTCAAAATGCCGAACATGCCAGTCAACCCCCTCACTGGCCAACGATAGGAGACCTAGATGCCCGAATCAGCCGTCGCACCTACACCCACAGATCCGACAGGTCCGCCCCACGCGCCGAATGGCCAGGACCCCAAGACGCCATCCGTTCCTGACACCAAAACCACCGCGCCCGCGCCCGACGCGAGAAAAAACGGCAAACCGCCAGAACCAAACAAAGCAGAAGCGAAAAAGACCGACGACTCCACCAAAACTTTCAAACTGGTGGTCAAAGGGAAAGAAGTCCATGTTCCCGAAGATCATTACCACCGCCTCGCTCAAAAGGGCCTGGCGGCAGACGTCACGCTCCAACAGTTCGCTGAATACAAGAAGGCCCAAGCCGCCCTAATCGGTGCGCTCCGTGATCCCGCAAAACTTTGGAAGGTTTTGGAGCGCATTGGGCACGATCCGCTCAAAGTCGCGTCTGAATTCGTTTACGAGAAGGGCGTCCGGCGCGAGAAAATGAGCGCGGAGGCACGTGAACTTGAGGACGCGAAGATTCGGTTGGCGGAGGTGGAGGAAGAAAATAAACGGGATCAAGCTGAAAAAATGACCCAGGCGGAACTGGCCCAGGTGGCTCACTGGCAAAATGCCTATTCGCGCGACATCATCTCCGCGATGGATTCGACGCCAGAGCTTCCCAAGACTCCAGAGACCGTTTCACGCCTCGCCTTCCACATGCGCCAAGCTGTCCGGAACCGTGAGGAAGGGGACGACACGCCCATCCGGGCGGCTGATTTTGTCCCAAGTGTGCTTGATGAGTTCCGCGCACTCACCCGCGCCTTCTTGAAAAGTCGCCAAGGAAAAGATATGCTCGATTTGTTGGGGGACGATGTTCGTTCTCAACTGAGGAAGGCAGAACTTGAGGCCATCGGTTCCTCGACGCCTCCGGCCCATCAGAACGGGAACGGCAACACCACCGACGCGCCCACGTCCAAGAAGAAACTTTCGAGAGACGAATGGGATGAACTGGTAAGGAAACGCGCAGGAATGTAGTCGGCAACTACTCGCCAAAGGGCGGGGAGCGGTCAACTCAAAGAAGGACGTCCAAGCCCAACGGACGACCGCGCCATCTTCGGACGCGACGGTCTATCCCCACGGCCCTCGGGATTATCCGTAACGAGGAGCCCGCCTGAAATTCAAATTCAGGAGGATAGATCATGCCTTTTACAGACATCGCACAACTCAACGGCCTCTTCAAAGAGGTCTATGGCGACGACATCGTCAGCCTGGTGCCAAGTGCATCTAAGTTCACCAAGATCGTGCCCTTCACACAGAAGGACAAGGAAAACGGCAACTTTTACCACCAACCAGTCATCCTCAGCTACGAGCACGGCTTTACCTACGCCGCCGCAGGCGCCGGGGCTTTCGCTCTCAACACACAAATCCCCATGGCCATGAAGGACGCACAGATTGTCGGCTCGCAGATTGTCTTGCGATCCGCCATCAGCTACGACGCCGCCTACCGTGCGTCCAACGGCAAAAAGGCGTTCGTGGAGACCACGAAACTGGTGGTCGACAACATGATGGACAGCATGGCGAAGCGACTGGAAATTCAGTCCTTCTACGGTCAAGTTGGCATCGCCGCATTGTCCGCCCGCGCCAACATCGATACCACACACACCCGCCTCACCATTACTCTCAAAGAGTGGGCCGCCGGGATTTGGGCGGGACTGGAAACGGCGCAGATTGACGTTTTTCAGTCAAACCTCTCCACCAAGATCAACACCACCGCGGCCCTCAACATCGACTCCGTGGACTTGGTGAACCGCCAGTTCGTCGTGTCTGGGATCGCGGCTGACATCACAGCCCTCGACACATACGTCAACGCTAACCCAGACCTCGCCACCGTCTTCTTCCTCGGCGCGAATGCGGCGGGGGTGTTCCAGGAAATGGCGGGGATTAAGAAAATCCTTGTCAACGCTGGCACGTTGTTCAACATCAGTGCGGCCACGTACACCTTGTGGAAGGGCAGCACGTACTCGTCTGGTTCAGCAGCTCTGACCTTTGGCAAGATCATCGACGCCATCGCGGAAGGTTCCAACCGTGGCCTTTCTGAGGACGTCACAGTCTTCCTCAACCCTAAGGCCTGGGGCAACATCGCCACCGACCAAGCCGCGCTCCGCCGATACGGGTCCAACTACACCCCAGCGAAATCGCAGAACGGTCAGGAAGCGGTTGAGTTCTACAGCCAATCGGGCAAAGTGACGCTGGTCCCACACATCTTCATCAAGGAAGGGGACGCCTTCGTCCTCCCCTTGAAGCGGATCATGCGTTTGGGCGCGACCGACATCACGTTCCAGCGTCCGGGCCGTCCCGGCGACATTTTCCTCGAACTCACGGGGAACGCGGGGTATGAACTCCGGCTCTACACGGACCAGGCGGTCTTCATCGAAACCCCCGCCCGATCGGTCCTCGTGACGGCTATCGTCAATGGCTAAGCGTAAACCGCGAGGCCGTTGTTGAACTTGAGGGGTAACACTCGGGTCAAGGAGGAGTAAGACAGGTTCGCCTGGGGGGTTAAAAGCCCCCCGGGCGGACGGTCTTATAAAACAAGGAGGACCACATGGGTCTTTTGATGATCGTTTGCGACGTGGCGATGTCCAACCAAGACTTGTTGGACAACTTGAAACCGGCAAAGCTCGACCCCCGTTTCGTTATCGGGCGGATCGGGCAACTGCTCGAGGGCTTAAACGAAGGCAAGGGCGTGAAATCGACGGTGAACATCGGCGGGACTCAGCCCACCTCCACCATCACATTCACCGGGCAACCCGTCACGGCTGAAACCTGTGTAATTAACGGCGTCACCTTCACCGCACGCACTGCCGCGACATTGGCCAACGAATTCACCATCGGTCCCACATTCAACGAAACCGCCGCCAACCTCGCCGCGTCCGTCAACGCCTCGACCTCGGCAGCAATTCAAGGCCAGATTCGAGCGACCGTAGTTGGCGGGGTAGTCACGTTGACGGCCGTGGTGCCACGGTCAGGGACGCAAGGGCTCGCAACCACCACAGAGGTTATGACCAACGCCACCACCTCCGGCGCGTTCGCGGGTGGGGTGGACGTGGCGAATAACTACAAGATCGACGTTGGCCGCTCCTAAAGGAGCCCTATGTCGAAGACGGTCGTCATCGGCGGGTCGTCCTACGTCCTCCCCGACGTTGGTGAGCGTAGTTGGGGGCAGAACGTAACAGACGCCCTCCTTGGTATCTCTGCCACACTCGCCAGTGCTGGGGTCGGCGGTGTCAGTTTACAGAATGTCATCAGTTCCCCCATCACCGTCGTCAGCGGAAAAACCTACCTCGTCGATGCTTCTTCTTCTCGCATCCTTAACATTCCGGCCGCCTCCATAAACGCATTTTTTTCAGTTGTTATCACAACTGGCGCAAACTCAGTGACGTTACATCGGTTCGGTTCAGAACTGATCGACGGTGTGGCGGCAGACAAGGTCCTCGCTACACATGAAGGGTTTTGGGTCTTTGCCTGCGACGGGACGAACTGGTTTAGGATCAGCGGGGTCAAGTCTCAAATGTTTTTTCCGCAAGGAAATTCAACATTGCCGGGTCTTGCGCCCAGCGGTTTCCCAGATGCAGGGTTTTATGTTTCTGGTTATGGAGTAGGAGCGGGCCTATATTTTACTCCAGGATCCTTGTTTGGGATTATTTTCGACACCACCACTGAATTCAAACGACAGGTTTATTTCTCTGCAATTCAAGACGCCTACCTGAGCTTCGGAGATGACGGGACCGCGGCCTTGCCCAAGATTCGGATGACGGGGTCCGGAATTTATAACGACGGGAGCGGTCAACTTGCGATTTCAGCAGGTGGATCGAAGCAAATTGGGTTTCTTACTGGAGTGACATTCAAGAGCGTGGCGGGGAATGAATCGACTGGGGCCGGATCGGCGGCTCTCGGCGCGAACTCTCCCGCCGTGACTCTCGGCGCGCCATACAAATGGTTGAAGGTGCAAACATCAGACGGGTCAACGGCGTACATCCCGGCGTGGAAATGATATGAGCAAAACGGTCATTGTCGGAGGTTCGAACTACACGGTCCCGGATGTGGGGGAACGGTCGTGGGGGCAGAACGTTACCGACTTGATGATCGCGATGTCCACGGCGATCACAAGTGGAGGTGGTTCTGGCGGGATCAGCACCCAAGCCATTTCGTCCAGCCCGGTCAACGTTGTATCCGGAAAAACCTACCTCGTCGACACCTCCGCCGCAAGGACATTTAATCTCCCAACGCCAGCCGCCAACGCGTACTTCGCCGTCCGAGACGTGACTGGCGGGGCCGCTTCCAACAACGTCACGGTCCACCGATTTGCCGCCGAATCTATCGACGGAGTGGCCTCCGACAGGGTTTTAAACATCGCCAATGGGTATTGGATATTCGTGTGCGACGGGACCAACTGGTTCTCTCTCGTTAATTACCCGATAAAATTCGCCCAGCTTGACACCTCGGCAAACGAGCAGTTGACTATGCCGGGCGGCTCCCTCGGCGCCCTGCCGTTCCGGATCGGGAGCAGCGATTCCGGGCTTTTCAACAGCGGGTCCGGCCTTGTTGCCGTGGCCGCCGGGCAACAGATTTGTCGATTTGATTCGGCTGCTTTCCTCTTAATTAAAAACATGGATGGCGGATCCAACGCCGTAGTCGGCATAAGCCGGGTTGAAGTCGGGGATGGGACGGCTGCGGCTCCGTCGGTCACATTTGGCAATTCAACCAACACTGGATTATTCCGCGTAGCAGTAGGAACGCTTGGGATTACGGCTGGCGGTGTTGAGAGGATCCGTATCGAGAATTCAATGGCCCGTATGATTTTTGGCGGATCGACCTCTCTTGCGAACATGGGTGGGACGCTGTTCGTGAATACATCGGTAGTCGGAAACATTGGGACAGGCGAAGACGATTTGGTGTTAACTAGCATCCAACCCAATAGCTTGAACCAGAATGGGCGCGGGATCAGATTCAAGGCGTGGGGTAATAAAGCCAATAATGCGAACGCTAAAACGTTAAGGGTCTATTTCGGATCGGCTCTTGTCGGGACGTTGTCTTTAGCGGTGTCGGCTGTTGGGACGTGGATGGTTGAATTGCAAGTTTTCAGGACAGGGGCGAACGCGCAGTCTTATTCGTGCCACATCCATGAAGACGCGGCATCTTCGAGGTCCAACGGGACATTGTCTCAGACCGATACAAGCACTATAGCTGTCAAATGCACCGGGCAAGCAACAGCCGATAACGACATCACTGAAAACACAATGATTATTGAAACGTTGAACTAAAAAGGATAACCCGTGAAAACCATCAATGGCCTTAACAGCAAACTCCAGCATTTCGACGAGAGCGCGCCGGAAGTGATGACCGCGTCGCTCCCGACGTTCAAAAAGATGTTCCTCAACCTCCTCGGCGGCGGGCAACCGAAGGACGGAGACGAGGCCATCGAAATGTTTGCCCTCGGTCTAAAAATCAGAGCGAACCAGGAAGACGAGATTCTTTTAGAGGACAGAGAATTAAATCTCCTCAAAACCAAGTGCTTGGCGAACCCGGCGGGATGGATGGCGCATTTCCTGGCACAGGCCATTCTGAAACTGAAGGACGCCGAAAATACGAATTCCATAAGGGGAGTGTGACCCATGTTCAAAAAAAAGATACATGACGATGTGCTCGGCGACCTGATGACGAGCATGGACGACCGACGGACCGGTCACATGCCGAAGCCGATCCTCTCAATCGACATCATGGCGGGCGGCGTGGACGACGATGGCGCGGAGCCAATGGAATATGACGAGATGGAAGAATATGAAGGCGGCAAGATGGAGGGACTCCCGGGGGCTGGCGGTTGGGACGAGTATTTAAAAAGGCGTTACGGGAGGAAGTAAAGGGAAGGCGGCGGGTGGAATATGGGGATTGATTACACGACGACGGCTCTAATCGCCAACGCCAAGCGGAGGATTCTGTCTCCGTCGGCGCAGACTCTTTTCCCAGACGCGAGCATCGTCGAGTTTTTGAACGACGCTCTACAAATCACCATCGTCCCGGAAATTAAAGCATGTCGGGAAGAGTTCTTCGTCGTTCGCTCAGATGTGGCTATTGTGAACGGGACCGACACCTACTCCATCCCCATCAGGGCCTACGCCGGAGCCCTCCGCGACCTCGCCTTGATTGACCCGAACGGCAACGAATCAATGATCCCTCAGATCACTCCGATGAACATGAAAAACGCTTCCGGGTACGCCAGCCATCGGATGATCTACGGATTCTATTTTGAGGGGAACAAGATCAGGATTTTCCCGACGCCTGTCGGCGGGGCCGCGTCACTTCGTTTTCGCGTCGAGCGTCGCCCGAACAACCTCACTCTGGCCACCAACGCCATGACCATCGTCTCGGTCAACGCTGGGGCTAGCCAATTCACAACCGCGAGTGTCCCAGCCGGGATCTTCACGGTCGGGACGGTGGTGGATTTTATCAAGGATACGCCATATTTCGAGTCGGCTGGCGACGACTACACAATCACGGCAGTGGCTGGGGCGACGTTCACCATGGCTGGGGGCCTCCCGGCTGGCCTGGCGGCGGGGAACTACGTCGCCAGGACAGGGTTCTCCCCAATTCCTCAAATTCCCTACGAAGGGATGCTCGTCCTCTGCCAAATCGCAGCGGGCGACATGCTCGCCTCCATGCGCGACGAACAGGCGGAGGAAGTGAAGGAGAAAGCGAAAGAGATGTTGGCGTCGTTTATCAAGTCCATCAACCCCAGGGTGGAAGGGACGCTCAAAAAGATCACGAACAAGAACGGCATTTTTCAGCAGGGATCGGTTTCGGGGTACTGGTAAATGCAGACGATGACGTTGAGGGCCAAAGGACTCTACACCCACCCCAACCCGCTCGGCGGCGCGCCGGACGGGGGCCTCCTCGTTGCCACCAACGTCGTGATCGACAAGGAAGAAGTGATTGAGACGCGGAGGGGATACAAACGTTACGGGATCGCCCTGGCAAACACCCCGCGCGCAATTTTCAACTACCAAAACCGGCTCCTCATCCACCACGGCCCATTCCTCGCTTACGATTCAGACGGCCTTGGCTCCTGGTCCGACCTTTTTGATGCGTTTGAACCGCCAGCAGGGGCCTTGCGGATGCAGTCTGTTGAAGCGAACAAAAACCTTTACTTAACCACCTCAGTCGGGATCAAAAAAATCTCTGCCTACAACGGCGCAGTCGTGGGGGCGGGGGGGATAAAGGCACTTGACGGATCAGCCGTGACTTCAGGTGCGTCAGGGTGGATGGCGAACAACAACCAGGCCGCCTACCGGGTCGTGTGGGGGATCACCGACGCCAACAACAACAAAATCCTCGGCGCGCCATCCCAACGGAGCATCGTGACGAACAATTCAGGCGGGACACGGGACGTAGCCATCACCTTTTCGGTCCCCGCCGGGGTCACGACCTCCCACGTCTATCAAATCTACCGATCCGCCATCTCTGGCGGCGTTTCGATCGAGCCCAACGACGAGCTCCAATTGGTCGTCGAGAAAAACACGGCCCCCGGCGAAATCTCCGCCGGCTCCATCACCTACACCGACCAGACGCCTGATTCACTGCGTGGCGCCACGATTTACACTTCGCCTTCCCAACAGGGCATCGGGGCGGCCAACGAACCGCCCCCCCTGGCCAAAGACATCACCTACTATAAGAACATGGTTTTCTACGCAAACACGGTCAGCAAGCACCGCCTCACGTTGACCATCATTTCCGTCGGGGGGACCGTCGGCCTCGTGAACGACGATATCGTGACCATCGCGGGAGTGGTTTACACCGGGAAAGCCGCTGAGACGATTGCCTCCGCACAATTCAAAATCGACACTTCAGGGACGGCAGCGCAGAATATCGACAGCACCGCTAGGAGCCTAGTCCGTGCCATCAACAGATACTCAGGGAACACTCTCGTCTACGCCTACTACATTTCCGGGTACCAGGACCTGCCAGGGCAGATTTTGATTGAGGAGCGTGTGTTCGGCGGGGCGGCATTTGTGGCCACGTCGAGCCGTGGCGGTGCGTTCAGCCCAACCATCCCCGACACCGGGACCACCTACACCTCAACCAACGACACGGCGCAGAACAAAATCTTCATCTCTAAAGTCCTCCAACCAGAATCTGTCCCGCTCCTGAATTACATCGAAGTCGGTTCGGCCAACCAATCCATCCACCGCGTGATCGCTCTCCGCGATTCATGCTTCGTTTTTAAAGAGGACGGGATTTATAGGATCACCGGGGAACAGCGCGCGGACCTTCGGGTCAGTCTTTTTGACGGAACCACGTTGCTCAAAGGG